AAACAGAAAAGATTGAGTATATCAAAAGCGAGATAAACAAAGCTGAACACTTCTTAATCGACAATCCACACTGCTCGCCGGATCTTAAAGTTTACTACAACGAACGCATCGATATGTTGATTGATATTCTAGCAATAATTAGCAACTAAACATTTCCTTTAGGAAACGATTAAGGGTGATACTATGATATTAGAGAATAACAGGAAGTCATGACTAACTGTGAAAATCAATAAGGCAGCAAAGTCATCATGACTCTGTCAAAAGGGCGAAAAGCCCTTTTATTTTGATAACAAGGAGGCGTATGGAATTACTCGAAGCTGTTGAGCGTTCTACCAAGAAGGCTCGTACAGGCAAGGAACTCATATCCTGGGATAACGTTGCCAAACTGATGAAAGAAAACAGATCACCTGAATATTATCGATCTAAATGGCGTAGGAAGATGGGAACACACGATCCAAATCAAAGTATTAGAGTATCGGCCAATGAATCTGTTAAAAAAGGTTATACAGATAAACGAGGAATACTGATCAACGAGCTAAATAAAGAGCGCACGATCAAAGAACTGTGCTATGCGACAGGATACAACAAACTTGAATTACTTGGAACGATTGAAGAGTTAAGACTTGAAGGTTATGACATCGTTCAAGCTCGCTTCGGTGATGAAGTTGCGTACACAACCAACAAAGAAGCGTCACCTACCTACTATGAGTTCAAGCATTATCAAGATGTAGACAAGGTTATCAAAATCGGTGTAGTTACTGATACTCATATTGGATCACGATATTGGCAAAAGACATTCTTGAAAATAGCTTACGATGACTTCGCTAAAGAAGGAGTCAATAACGTGTACCATGTCGGCGATGTAACTGACGGAATGTACACACAGAGAGCTGGAAATATCTATGAGATATATGCTTATGGGTTTGACCAGCAACTAAATGAAGTCATCAACGCATATCCAAAGGTTGAAGGTATAACGACCTTTTTTATTACAGGAAATCATGACGCAACACACGTTATGAACGGTGGAGCAAACATCGGAACTGCAATCGAACGCAGCAGACCTGACATGAAGTATCTTGGGCATGAATACGCCAAGATATGGTTAACCGATAAGGTTGATATTGACTTAGTGCATCCAAGAGATGGAACATCATACGCATTAAGTTATAAAATGCAAAAGCGAATTGACGCCATGCATGGTGGTATGAAACCAAAGATCATGGTAGTAGGACATTACCACAAGAACTTCAGTATGTTATATCGCAATATATGGTCATTCGGATTAGCGAGCTTCCAAGCACAAAGTCCGTTTATGCGAGGGTTAGGTTTAGTTAGTGATGTTGGCTATATGATCCTAGAGATTAAAGTCAACAAGCATGGTGATATCATCGAATGCACTCCACGTTATAAAGTGTTATACGAAACGATTAAAGAAGACTATTAAGCGAGGTGTCGTTGGGGTAAGCGACAATCTGCCACCAAATGTGTGGGCTAACCTCCGATCCACTCAGCCTAAGCGCAGAATACAAAGGACGAAACAGATGGCAAAGAAATCAGTAATAACATTTGAAGATAACTTTGACATCATAAGTAAAGCAGTTGAAGCAGCACCAAAGTCTGTCATGAAACAGATAGGCCAACAAATCGCCCGTGAAACACGTAACAAGTTAGATAAACGTACAGGTCGATTAAGAAAGTCTGTTGGATATTGGGCAAGGAAGAACGAAGGGGATTTACAAATCGGATACTACAATAACTACTTAGACAGCCACAAAGGTGCAGCATTCTATAAAGAAGCAGTAATGGCAGATAACAATCCATTAGTTGAAGTAGTAAGGAATAACCAAAGTAGTATATCTAAACTCATTGGTGAAGCATTAGCAGCACTTGGGTTCAAGGATAAAGCATACATAGATAGAATGATAGGATCAGTACAAGATGAACAAGGTGAGTAATGGCTCGAAATTTTTCTAAGAGCTTCTACAAAGGTAAAGCTTGGCGAACGACTAGAGCATCGTATATAAGCAAAGTACATGGACTATGTGAGAGATGTTTAGAGCAAGGTCGCTATACACCATGCGAAGACGTACATCACAAGATACTATTGAACGAAGCAAACATACACGATCCTTCCGTATCACTTAACCACGAACACTTAATCGCATTATGTAAGGTATGTCATAACATGGCGCACAGTGATGGAAGTCCAGTAAGAGAAGGATTAACATTCAATGAGAATGGTGAATTAGTGAAGAGATAGATATGCCCCTATGTCACTCAAAGTGTTAAAACACTAAAGGACCGAGGGGGAACTTCTTTCTAACTGGAATTGAAAAACGCATAAGGGTGTAGATTTTAAGCATAAATGGAGGTAAACAATGACTGAAATCAGTAAACAAGAGCGTATTCAGCTTAAAATAGACGAACTTAAGCAGATATTCGCTGTTTTAGATGTAAATACGCAGACAACGGTAGAGCCATTGATCAGTAAGGCTGCATTCATGTCGGTTACACTAGACGATCTACAAGATATCATCAATCAGACGGGTGTTGTTGAAGAATACCATAACGGAGCGAATCAGCATGGTCTTAAAAAGAGTTCACACGTTGAAGTTCACTTGGCTATGATGAAGAACTACACTTCAGTCATGAAACAGCTGATGGACTTACTACCAAAAGAGCAAGTTAAAATCGCTAACGATCCATTGTTAGATTTTATCAATGAACCAAAGTGAATTACATCAGAGAATACGTAAAACAAATTGATGATGGTCTTGTCGTATCAAAGAAAGTTAAAAAAGTTTACACGAAGTTATTACATGACATAGATACTGGAAAGTATATGTTTAATGAACGTCAAGCCATGCGATCTATTGAGTTTGCAGAGTCATTCTGCGTACCAAAGGATAGCAAAACTGGTAAGACGATCAAGTTAGAGTTGTTTCAAAAGGCTTTCTTACAAGCTGCGTTCGGAGTATTACTGCCAAACGGCAAGCGTCGGTTTAAGGAAGTTTTTTTATTAGTCGCACGTAAAAATGGCAAGACCACTTTATTGAGCATTGTCATGTTGTATATGCTGATTGCTGATCATGAGAATGGTGCTGAAGTTTATTCAGTGGCCACAAAACTGGATCAGGCGAAGAAAGCGTTCGATGAGTGCGTTGCGATTGTGTCAAAGAGTCCTAGACTTAGACAACATATCAAGAAACGTCAATCAGATCTATACACTCCAGCAACGTTCGGATATCTGAAACCACTCGCAAGTGATTCAAATACCTTAGACGGGTTGAACAGTCACAACGTCATCGTGGATGAGCTTCATGCTATAAAAGATCGTAAGCTCTATGAAGTCATGTTCGAGTCAATGGGCGCTAGAGATAACCCGATGTTTGTCATGATCACGACCGCTGGAACGGTGCGTGAAAGTATCTTCGATGAAATCTATAAACACGCTAACAAAGTGTTGGATGGATTGGTTGAAGATGAAACGTTTCTACCTGTGATGTATGAACTTGATGATCGCGGTGAGTGGATAAACCAAGATATGTGGTTTAAAGCAAATCCCGGTCTTGGCACAATCAAACAAATTGATTACTTAACTCAACGTGTCGAAAGAGCAAAGAATGATGTATCGCAACAAGCCGGACTACTAACTAAAGAGTTTAACATCCTTGGTGTTACAGACTCGGCGTGGTTGGATTACGACATTATCGACAATCCAGCATCGTTTAACATTGAAAACCTTAAAGGCACATACGCAGTCGGTGGAGCTGACTTATCATCCACCACTGACTTAACGTGTGCCACATTATTGGTGCAAAAGGATAGCACTAAATATGTGGTTCAACAGTACTTCATGCCTACAGATCGCTTAGACGAACGGATGCAAGAAGATAAAGTTCCATACGATCTATGGTCTAAGCAAGGTCTACTAACATTGTGCGAAGGGTCTAGAGTTAACTACTCTGATGTCACACAGTGGTTTGTTAAGATGCGTGATGAGTTTGAGATATATCCACTGTGGATTGGATTTGATAACTGGAACGCTAACTACTGGGTAGAAGAAATGAGGAACAATGGCTTCACTATGGAAGATGTCATTCAAGGTGCTAAAACCATGAGCGGTCCAATGAAGGATATGGCAGCTGACTTACAAGCTAAACTCGTGAACTACAACGGAAACAACATATTGAAATGGTGTCTATCTAACACTGTTATCAAGGTTGATGAGAATGAGAATATCAGACCAGTTAAATCAAAGGCAAGACAGCGAATAGATGGTGCTGTTAGTCTGATTGATGCATACGTCGTGTATAACAGACATCACGATGATTATTTAAACATGATGGGGTAAAGAAATGGCACTAATCGATTTATTCAAAAGTAAAGAAACAAGAATGCTGCAAAGCGAATTTGTCAAAATGGTTGTCGGTTATCAACCAGTATTCTCTACATATTCAGGTGGAGTTTATGAAATGGACATCACCGTCAGTGCTATTGACTCGTTTGCACGTCACGTTTCAAAAGCGAATCCTAAAATAAAAGGTCAGTCGTATAAGAGCATTGAGAAACAGTTCCAAGTGTACATGAACGAAACAATGACGACATCGCAGTTCTTATATCGTGCGGCGACGATCTACAAGTGCGAGAACAATGTATTCATCATTCCGATCTTTGATCAATATCACTTCATTAGTGGTTGGTATCCGATCAGTACGATTGGATCACAAATCAGTAACGTGAATGGAACGCTGATGTTGAAGTACGTGATGAACGGAAAGACATACGCAATTCCGTATAGCGAAGTTATTCACTTGCGCTCACATCATTATTCAAGCGAACTTATGGGTGATGGTAATCGACCGCTCTATGAAACGCTTGAACTGATTAACACTCAGAACCAAGGCATCACTAATGGAGTTAAGCAGTCAGCAACAATTCGTTTCCTGGCTAAGCTTACAAACATCCTGAAGCCTGAAGATATGAAGCGTGAGCGTGATCGTTTAGTCGCAGATAACTTAGATGCTACCAATCAAGGTGGTGTCATGTTATTCGATAATAAGTATGCAGACATCAAGCAAGTAGATAGTAAACCATTCATTGTTGATGCAGAACAAGCGAACTACATCAGAACAAATGTCCATAACTACTTTGGAACAAACGAAAAAATCCTACAAAACAGATTCAACGAACAAGAGTGGGGTGCTTACTACGAAGGCGAGATTGAGCCTTTTTTAATTCAGTTAAGCCAAGGTATGACGAGATGTATGTTCACACAACGTGAATTAAGTTTCTCGAACATGATCATCTGGGAGTCGTCTAGACTTCAGTATGCTGACACTGCGACGAAATTAGACTTGATCACTAACCTATTCGATCGTGGGTTCATTACTCATAACCAAGGTCTTGAGATATTGAACTTGCCACCACAAGAAAATGGCGATGACTACTTCATTCGTTTGGAATATGGAAAGACGAATAAATTAGATGCAATTCAGGAAGTGGATGACAGCAACGATATGGATCCTGAAGAAAGTCCAGCAGATTTAATGGAGGATGTACAAGAAGGGGAAACAGATGATAACTCAAGATAGACAGTATAGAGCGTTCGACTTCACATCCAATGAAATGGTTGTAGAAGGCAAAGCGGTAGCGTTTGATAGTCCTACGCTCATCGCCAATATTGATGGTGTGAAGTTTTTCGAAGTGATTGATAAACGAGCATTTGACTTAACAGATATGCGTGATGTCGTGCTTGTCATCGACCATGAAGGCAAACCAGCAGCAAAGACTAAAAACAAAACATTAGAACTAGTAAAGACCGATGAAGGTCTTTTTATTAGGGCAGACCTTAGCAAAAATGCAACAGGTCGAGAATTACACGAAGACATCCAAAACGGATTTTACGACAAGATGTCATTCGCTTTCACTGTTCGAAAAGATGAGTACGACAAGGCAACACGCACTCGGAAAATCTTGGAGATAGATCGCTTATACGATGTGTCGGCTGTAACCTTCCCAGCGTATGAAGCAACAAGTATCAGTGCTAGATCATTCTACGAGGCGGAGGCTGAAGTGGAACGTAAGGAGTTACGTGATCGTGAATTGAAACAGAAAAGATTAAAACTCATGCTCGAACTTGAGCAGAAAGGATCTCGATGAATTTAAAAGAAATCGAAACTCGTGAGAGTGAAATTCGTGAACTTCTTAACGGTGAACTAAATGTCGAACAACTCGATGCATTGACCACAGAAGTCGAAACTCTCAAAGAAGAACGCAGCAAGATCACTGAAGCTGTTGAAAAACGTGAAGCCTTAATTCAAGCCACTCTACAAGGCGAAGGCGAAGTTGTAGAAGAAATCGTTGAAACACGAAAGGACACTAAAAATATGTTTGATGTAAACACTGTTGAATACCGTAATGCATTCTTGAAAGACCTACAAGGCAAAGAATTATCCGTTGAAGAACGTACTGCAGTTAGTGCAGCTGCTGCTATCCCTACTTTAACGCTTAACAAAATCTATGAAAAATTAGAACAAACTTCCGTATTGTATCCATTTGTCAGCAAATCAATGCTTCCAGGTTATGTATCCATTCCAGTCGAAAATGCTAAGAATGATGCTGCTTGGGTCGCTATGGGAACTGCTTCGACTGACGGAGCTGACAGTTTAGCTGCTGTTTCTCTCTCTGCTCACAAACTCATCAAGACTGTTGAAATCACTGCTGACAATTTAGCTGCTTCCGTCGATGCGTTTGAAGCGTTTATCGTGGATGCATTAGCTAAGAAAATTGCTAGAGCTGTTGACGTTGCAATCTGCACCGGCGATGGTGCTTCTAAAGCTACGGGCTTATTGGCTTCAGGCGTTATCACCAACACTGGTACTTATACCAAGGCTGCTATGACTTTTGCTGATTTGATGACTCAAATTGGGGACTTAGGAGCTGAATACCGTCGCAATGCTAAATTCGCTATGCCATCAGCTGTATTCTTCTCTGATGTCGTTCCTGCATTGGCTGAGAAAGGTATCGGAGTTGATTCTCAAGATGCGCTTAAATATCAAATCGCTGGTTACCCAGTTATCTTGGATGACAATCTAACTGCTGACTCAATCGTATTCGGTGACTTCAGTTTCTATCACTGGAATTGGGCAAAAGACGTTACGGTTGATCGTGATACGAGTGTCGGTTTCCGTACTGGTTCTGTTGTTTATCGTGCATTTGGCTTGGCTGACGGTAAAGTCGTCAATGCTGCTGCATTCAACCACTACACCAGAGCT